AGCGGTGGATACCAAAGCTGAAGTAACTAGGGAGCTAATGGACTTCTTATCTGCGTAGGGGAAACCACCGAAAACCGCTGATTTTACCGCTTTTCCTTCCGATTTTTAATAAAAACCGCGTTTTTTCAAAAAAAAAAAAAAAATAAAACAAAAAAGAAAAAAAGTCTTGACAATGCTGGCGGAATTTGAGATAATATACTTAAACGATGAGAGATTAACCACCACCAGGGACACCAATGTGACTACCGCTGACTGTTAGAAATAGGGTATGGACACCAGATGTCCTATTCCCCCCTCTCCGGCCCCCTACCAAGGGTGACTGCCGATGCCGGAAGGGAGCGAGAGCAAAGTTTTTACACACCAGGGGAGGTACTAAGCGTGCTTGGGCCTCCCCTGAAGCGTTGAGTTGGGAGGGATAGGCGGTACAAACTCACCACAATAGGAGGAATATGAAGACAATGATTCACGCTAAATGTATCGATGCCAAGGTGAGGTTAGCCCTCTATGGTATGTTAGAGTATTCCGCAATGAAATTATTCCCTCGGAGAATGAAGAAAGTCTCTATTAAATTGCACCTGAAACACTATGATTATGAAGGGGAAGCAATGATCGAAGAGGGTACCAGCACACATAGACCACGATCCTTTAAGATTGTCATTGATCCATATAGGATGGAGAGAGATGAATGGGGTAGGGAATTGAACTATTCCGAGTGGGTATCTAAGCTCCTTAAGACAGTCGGACACGAAATGGTACATATTAAACAGTATATAATGGGTGAACTGACCTTCCCTAAGGGTGCGTATATGGCCTGGAAGGGACAAAAGATTGGTTGGATGACTGAAGACGAATACTATTCCTCCCCACACGAAGTAGAAGCATATGGTAAAGAGAAGTGGCTCCAATTAGGATTCATTACTGTATGGAATGAAATAGAAAGCCGGGAAGGGAATAAGCTACAGATACTATGAAACTATTCCCTAAAAAGAAGGAATTCACCCACAAAATACCTGGAGCACCAAAATGGTCTGCCTCCGGTGTATTATCCGAGATTGAATTATTACAAGTACGACAGAGAATGGAGAATAATTTCCGGGCTACATTCTATAAAGACCCTAAGTTTCCATTCCTACAATCATTAGGAGTAACTCACGTAATACAATCATTTGAAGTAGATAACGTAGGGTATATAGGTATGCTCCACCTGTGGTGGGTACCGCCCAAAAATCCGCAAATTTCCGCCATATGGGAGTCCGAATGGATAGATGACCCCTATGAGGGAGTTAAATTAGCTATTTCCCTAGATGAAAAGCGTGGCTATGAGGTCCATAAGCTCCGGGAAGTGCATAAGAACTATATTGAAGACCACAAAAGGAGAAAGGATATGAAGGCGGCAGAGGAGGCTATGCTTAAGGAGCAGGAGGAAATGAGCAAAAAGGTGCTCTGGAATTAACCGTCCTCCGAAAGGCGGATCGCACCAAAAGTATATGGACCGAGGACCGGGATTTCGGATTTGGAGCGTAAATTTTTTCGGCAAATTTTTTCTGAAATGGCTTCCTGATGAGGCATTTGAAACTACATTGGAGACTCTATTTAATATTGGGATCTATCCTCCTCGGCCTGATCGCAGGCAAGATTATGTCAATAATCTACATTTAGTTCGCTTTTTTCTCATTTTCTACTTGACATTTACCCTCATTCCTGAGATAATATACCTATGATGAGAGAGATTGAAAATACCGCTAACTTTCACGAAATAAAAGAAATGGACATTTTTGAAGGCGATGTTGTCGTACTGCGTGGCATTTCAAGACACGGTAAGAATCGAATCCGAGAAAACGGGCATATGTGGAGAGTTATTTCCCTGGACGGAAAAGATTCTTCCATCCTTTCTACTAAAGTCTGTGTAAGACCTTTAGAACTGGATAGAGTGGATAATTGGCGATGGATCGACCTTCCTGAAGACAGAGATATGAGGATAGAAGATATATTATGAACGCTAGGGGTCCTATGAAAATTTATTTAGATATGGATGGAGTCATTGCTGACTTCTTTGGAGCTATAGAAACGAGACACGGAGTTTCCCACTGGAAAGAAGTCGATATCGACAAGTCCGTTTGGGAAATTGCTGAGGCGTCTGATGATTTCTTTAATACGCTTCCTATCTTTCCTACTAGTGCCGAATTGGTAGAGTATGTGAGAGAGATAGCGGATAGACTGGACTCTGTAGAATACGGAATTTGTTCCACTCCTCTACGAGGCGATCGGAAGAATTCCTCCCATTGGAAACGAGTCTGGCTGGAAAGGCACGGACTCCTCCCGGATCGAAGCGAGAACGTAGTTTTCGTGGTTCGGAAAGATAAATATGCGACGGAGGAAGACGGATCTCCCAACATTTTGATCGATGATAAACCTAAAAATATAGCCGCCTGGAACAAAAAAGGCGGAATTGGTATTCTCTACCAGGCTAATGAGAACAGTCTGGAAGACTTGAAAAGAAGCATTAATGATGCTTTGGTGACTGCATAAAGGGTGATTGTGTTATAAATATCTTCACATTCACCCTTTCCGTCTATTTTTGTTATGATAACTAATTTATCGCAAAGGAGCTTGCAATGAAATTCTACGAAAAAGCACTCTGCCTATCCTGGTAGGGTTTATCCCTTTTATATAATTAAGAACTATAAGTGGGAAGATGTTCACGGCATCTTCTCGAATATATAATATACATTCTAGAGGAATATGGAAACACGATAAAAAGAACCAAGTGAAAAAACATCTGTCTATTGTTACGAATACCGTGGATTGTTTTATCTCAATATTCGGGTGATATATGATTTTTTACTAGGAAGAATTTATGATACACAAAATAACTTTTATTCCACTTTTATTACCTACGGTCTTTCTGGTCGTATCGGTACTTGTCTGGGCAGGGACTGTATGTCCTACTCCAGATGATAAAACGAAACTGGTCAAAGCTAGAGAAGAACTAAAAAGCAAAAATACCGTAGCGGAAAATAAAGCTATTCTAACTTATAAACCTATAAATTCGGGGGAGCATTGGCGACCCGATGAGAATCTAACTGCTTTTATTAAGAGCATTGAGAATCATCCACTAGCGAATGGAAAAGCAAAATTGGTCAGCTATAAAGATTACGGTTATATAGCAAAAGGATATGGTACACGGGCTAAACACTTTAAGAAACATACTGTGGAAGAAGCCGAACAGATTATGATACACGAACTTAGGCTTAGTAACAAAGTCGTTGACCAACACGTTAAAATTAAACTTAATCAGCACCAGAGAAATGCTTTAGTTTCCCTGGTGTATAACATAGGACCATATGCTTTTAGAACTTCGGCAGCCTTAAAGGCGTTAAATGCCGGAGATATCGAAGAGTTTAAAATACAAGCATTTGATCCCAGAAAAGGATTTGTATGTGCTGGTGGAAGACACAACAAAGGACTTATTGTCCGAAGGGCACACGAAAAAGCAATCTGGGACAAAGGAAAGTATTATTCACAATTAATGTGACTGTGACCGAGTGGCTTAGGTAGTGGTCTGCAAAACCATTTACGTCGGTTCGAATCCGACCAGTCACTCCAGAGGCAAGGTGGTGATAAACCAAGTAAGCGGTCAGGGGATGTGACCGCCTTAGATAAAAACAACCCGTTCACCACCTCCATACAGATCATTAGTGTTAATGGTAGCACGTTGGTCTCCAAAACCAAAAGTATGGGTTCAAATCCTATATGATCTGCCAAAAAAAGACTTGACAAAGACTTTAGTTTAATGTATAATGGTGAAAATTAATTGAAAAAGGTATTTAATTATGAGTGAAAAAAAGCTAAAAGTAGAAGTAGAAGAGTCAGCAGATTATGACAATTACCTAGGGGAAGTCAAGGACGAAAGTCTTCCGACTTCCCTTGGTGCTTTTATGGAGGATGGTGAAGACGGTATAAATGAAGAAGCGGATATCGAAGAGTGGAGAAAACACTGGAAGAATATGCCTTCTTTCACACAAGAACCGAAGGAGCCATATTGTCGAGTTATTATGACCTTCAGAAACAAAGAGGATTTCGAGGACTTTCAAAAGAAGATCGGACAAAGACTCACGGAAAAGACCAAGACCGCTTGGCATCCCCAACTAGATATAACGGCTAATTCACTCCTCCGCTGGATGGAGGAAGAGAATGATTGACCGCATCTATATTCCTACAATACGAAGAGCCGACAATCAAATAACATTTGAGAGTCTTCCCAAAACATTACAAGAAAAAGTAGTTATGGTCGTAGAGCCTGGTGAACGCCACCTCTATAACTATGATTGTGAATATCTAGAACTCCCAGAAGATATCGTAGGAGATTGGTACCAGCTGGCTAGAACGAGACATTTTATTCACGAACACGCTAGATCCGGCCCATTTTCAATCAAATATTGTGTATCTGATGATGACCTAACCATTCTGAGGAGAAACTCTAAGTATTGGACCGATGAATCTAATATGGACACAAGCAGGAGACAAGCATCTCCTGAAGAAATATTACTTGCATTTGATAAGTTTAGCGACTGGCTAGACGAAGAAGATATCGGAATTGTTGGCTTATCCACAGGAGAAGCTCCACCAGCCGACGAAGAATATGTAGATACTAAAGGTGTTTTTGGAATGATTTTTATTGATGGAAGAATGCTGTCACAGCACCTGGATGATATGGATATTACCTCTATCAGAGTAGCAGAAGATGTCCTGTTTATCTATGAATGTCTATCAAGAGGAATCAATACTCGGCAGTCTACAGAATGGATGTATGCGAATGGATCGCTGAAAAAAGATATGCAGAGTACAAGAGTTATATGGACGGATATGCACAAGGTTCAACCGAAGGATCATTTTCAGACGGACGAGCATTATGGTGCCCTCGCCTATATACAACATAAGTTCCCAGAAGGGATTAAAATTTACGAAAAAGATGGTAAACGTAAAAACACTAAATACTGGAAAAAGGTTTATAAGCCTTCCCAGGCAACTTCATTAAGCGAATGGATGTAAATAAACATTACCCCAAATATCCTTTGTATATAGCATCCAAAGGACGGGCAGACAGTATGATTACTTCTAAGAGTTTATCTCGGATGAAGATTCATCACTATATTTCAATTGAACCTCAGGATGAAGAACCTTATGAAAAAGCCCTTGATAAATTTAAACTTCGGCCGTATGCTAAACTTCTTTTACTCCCTTTTTCTAACCATGGTGACGGTCCGGGTCGTGCTAGAAATTGGTGTTGGGATCACTCAAAAGATGTTCTAGGAGCAGAGTGGCATTGGGTGATGGATGATAACATTGCCGACTTCTATAGACTCCACGAAAATTTCAGATACAGAGTAGAGAACGGAGCTTTGTTTAGATCCTGCGAAGATTTTTGCGATAGATATGAGAATGTGCAGATGGCTGGACCACAGTATCGATTTTTTATAGCACCTAATCAAAAATATCCTCCGTATGTCAAGAATACACGAGTATACTCTTGTAATTTGATCAAGAATTCAGGAATACATCGATGGAGAGGTAGATATAACGAAGATACAGACCTATCACTAAGAATACTCAAAGACGGAGATTGTACAATTCAATTCAATCATTTCCTTCAAGGTAAATGTGCGAATCAGACTGTAAAGGGTGGTAATACGGAAGAATTCTACCACGTACAAGCTACCGATAATGAAGAGTTTCAAGAGACTGGATGGAACGCTGAGGGTACTATTAAGAAGAGTCAAATGCTGGTGGATATGCACCCAGATGTATGCAGAATCGTATGGAAATATAGGAGATGGCACCACTATTGCGATTATGGTCCATTTAAGAAGAACAAGCTGAAATTCAAGAAAGGGTTACAGCCGATTCCTAAAGGCGATAATAATTATGGGCTTGTCCTGACGAATACTGACAAGAAGGGTAATCGTGTATAATATCAATCGATGGTATTATTTTATTCAAGCTATTGATCAGAAAACTTGTGATAAAATCCGAATGACGGGTGAGGGCAAGTGGATGGATGCAGAAACAAAATCCCTCCAGCCTGATATTAGAAATAGTAGCGTAGCGTGGGTTAAAGACCAGTGGTTAATGGATTATGTATTTACCTTTATGAGGACGGCTAATGAATGTGCTGGATGGAAATATGCTATTGAAGCCGCAGAAAATATACAAATAACCCGTTATCAACCGGGAGATTATTTTAATTGGCACAGGGACGGAAGGGGAGATCACCCTTCAAAATATAAAGGAAATAATTCCATTATAGGAGGTAGGGTTAGAAAATTATCGATGACTATTCTCCTGAATGATGATTATGATGGTGGAGATTTTCAATTTGCTACATATGCTAAAGAGCAATGTGAGGTCGTTACACCAGAGTATAATAAACAAGGAACAGTAATTGTGTTTCCTTCTGATATGGAGCATAGAGTTTTGCCTGTAACAAAAGGAATTAGATATTCACTAGTAACGTGGTTCTTAGGACCACCTTTCCAATAAATCAAAATGAGAGAACAAAAAGGAATTTTCGTTCCAGACGAAGATACGGCTAAATTTTGGGGTAAGAATTTTGAAGTAAGAGAATATAATAAAATAGCACCTAAGGGTAAGCTGGCACTAGATATAGGAGCACACGTAGGTATCTGGACTAGCCGACTTGCTAATGATTTTGAAGAGGTTATTGCTTTTGAACCTCTCAAAAAACATATAGACTGTCATAAGAAGAATTGCGAAGGACTAGAAAATGTTACCTTACACGAGATAGCATTATCAGATAAGAAGCACACCGCAGTTATGACAACAAAGGACATCAATTCGGGTATGTCTACATTAAGTGAAACCAAGTGGAAGAGTGATTCATATCCACAGATGGTTGAAACACGAACTCTGGATAGCTATAAGTTTCCAAAGATTGATTTCATTAAGATAGATGTAGAGGGTTGGGAAGAGTATGTTCTGGAAGGTGCAATGCAAACTATCCTGAAAGATAGACCCAGGATGTATATTGAAATATGGAAGAAAAATTTTACGTATATTACTAGTATGTTAGCCCAAAAAATGGGATATGATTATCATCAAGTTAGCAAATTAAATTATATTTGTGAACCTATGGAACATCGAAGAAATCAAAATACATAAATAGTTTTATTCAAATTATTTAAGAATACAAGAACAATTGAGTTGAAGGAACTATGAGAAATGACCGAAGATAAAGAGAAAGTAGTAAGAAAAAGAGATGGAACCACTGAGCCGTTAAATTATGATAAGATTCACAAAATGTTGGAGTATTGTTCGGATGGACTGAACGTATCGATATCAGAAACAGCAATTAATGCCCATATAAAAATAACAAACAAGATATCCTCTGCCGACATACAACAAACGCTTATCAAAAGTGCCGCAGAGAAGATATCTGTGGAAGAACCTGATTACGACATTTTTGCTGGACGTTTGTTGATGACCGATATGAGAAAGGAAGTCTATCAGGACATACATCCTACAAATTTTTTAGAGTATATTAAGAGCAGAGTAGACCGTAAACTATACTCACCAGATATACTGAAGAAATATACAGAAGATGAAATCACAAATTTAGGAACTTTTTTAGACTATAGTAACGATATGAATCGCGGATATGCTTCCGTTGTTCAATTATGTAGTAAGTATCTAATAAGGGACAGTAAGAGAAAAGACAAACTTCTGGAGATGCCACAGGAAACGTTTATGATCATTCCTATGGTTATCTTTGCAGACGAAGAACAGAACCGTCAGCAACTGGTTCTAGATTTCTATTCGGCATTAAAGAATGATGAGATTAGTCTACCTACACCGATTATTTCGGGAGTACGTACTAAGCTAAAAATGTTTAGTTCCTGTTGTAAGATCAAGATGGGCGATACTGCCGAATCTATTCTTGCGACTGAATATGCAACATCACTAATGACTAGCCAGAGGGCTGGCATTGGAATTGATATGGGACTTGTCCGTGGTGTATTGGCACCAGTTAAGCAGGGGACAGTCAAGCACACGGGTGCATTACCCATTCTAAAAGCAATCGAATCGGTATCGAAACAGTTTACACAGAACTCATTGAGAACTGGTGCTACTGTAGTTTGTTATCCGATTTTTAATTGGGAGATTATGGATGTTCTTGAGTATAAGAACAATCAAGGTTCTAATACTACAAGAGCCAGATTCATTGATTATTCAATTGGTGTTCCTGATATCTTTATTGATAGATTGATGAAGAAAGAGGACTTTACTTTGTTTAGTTCCGAAGATGTACCTGAATTGTTCGAGCATTATGGCGACAGTAAAAAGTTCGAGAAAGCGTACTTGCAATATGAGAATAGGCGCAATATTAGAAAAAAGACCGTACCAGCAGTAGAACTTTTCAATAAACTAGTTAAGGAACGAGTAGGAACTGGTCGTATTTATATCCATTTTGTTGATAATATCAATAGACAGGGGATGTTTGTAGAGCCAGTTACTCAGACCAATCTATGTTCAGAAATATTCTTACCCACTAAACCGATGGGTTTTGAGGGAATGAAAAGAACAGAGAAAGAGAACATACACGATTATGATCCAAATAATGGTATGATTTCTCTCTGTATTCTGGGTTGTGTAAATTTCGGTAAGCTGGCGAACATTACTAGAATGGATGCTCTTACTAGCCTAATGGTTCGATTCTTGGACAATCTAATCGACATACAAGAATATCCATTGGACGCGGCTGAATATCCCACAAGAGCATATCGATTCTTGGGGATCGGCATCTCGGATTTTGCACATTTTCTAGCAAAGAATGAAGCCCGTCTTGGCACTATTAAAGCTACAGAATTAGCACACAAATGGGCAGAAAGATTTCAGTATGGACTAATCAATGCCTCGATGAAACTAGCAAAAGAACGAGGTCCTTGCGAAGCGTTTCATTTGAGTAAGTATTCGGAAGGTAAGCTACCTATCGATACGTATAATAAGAATGTGGATCAAATTACTGATATGAAATTGTTATGTGATTGGGAGCATTTAAGAAAAGAGATAGCAGAACACGGAATGCGAAATACGACTTTATCAGCAATTCCACCAACCGCTTCCTCTAGTTTAGTATCGAATTCCACACAAGGAATCGATCCAATACAATCAGTAAACGATACATTTGAATCCGCAGTATATACAGTAAGAAGTCTAGTACCAGATCACGAGAAAGAATCGTATTATATGAAAGCGTGGGATATGCCAGATAACACTTCTTCAGAGTATATCAAGTTGATGGCTATCTTGCAGAAATTCATTGATCAAGGGATGAGTGTTAATCAATGGTATGACCTCACTAAAATAAACGGAAAAGTATTGGATTCTAATCGAGTTAAGAGGGATATCCTCACAGCATACAAATACGGATTGAAAAGTTTGTATTATATTCGTTCTAAAGATAGGGAAAATATTAGCGAAACTATTACCACAAATAAAGTAACCTTAGGAGATGATATAGAAATGAACGATATCCCAATAAATACTGAAATGGCTTGTGAAGATGGAGCTTGTGCCATATGAGCAAAATATTCTCATTAGGCGAAACAGTTAACTCTAAGAGGACTAGGCTGTTTCTTGGACCCAATGCAGATCACCGAAATATACAGACATATCACGATCCCAAATATCCTTGGATTCTCGACTTTGCAGAAGAACTAAGGGCGATTGGAAATTGGAGCAAGAATGAAATAGACTTGTCCAAAGAGAAAACGGACTACGATGGACTTGACGAAGCAGGGCGCCATATTTACGAAGCTGGGCTCAAGTTTGCAATAACGCTAGATTCTTGTGCGGGAAGAGCCCCACTCCAATTATTCAATAACGGTGGTATATCCAATAATCCTGAATGGGAATTGTATATCACAAATCACCAGAATAACGAACTACTCCATTCAGAATCATACACGGAGATGGTTAGAGCCATCTATAATAATGTAGATGATTTTATCGAATCAATTATAAAGGATGAACATATCCAAGCAAGAGCAAAAACTATTCTGGCTAATTTCGATTATTCTAATGAAATATTTGAGAAAAATGAAGCTAACCAAACAGCCTTCATACACGGTAAGAAACCTCTATTTGAAATAACTGAAAAAGAAATAAAGACTGCCATATACAAGGCGGCTTTGGTAATCAATATGTTTGAGGGAATTCGATTCTTTGCAACATTTGTAGCCAACTGGTCATTCTCTGAACAGCCTGTTAAGCTAATGCAGGGAAGTTCCAACATATTTAAACTGATAGCACGGGATGAAATGATTCACCTTGATGTGTTTCAGAAAATAATCAATATGTTGAATAATGATGTAGAAGAAGGTTTCGTAGAATTAGCGAAAGAACTTGAACCAGAAACTTATGAAATGTTTGCAACCGCATATGAGGAAGAGAAAGTATGGATAGAGTATCTATTCTCAAAAGGATCACCTCTTATTGGTATGAATGCTCACATCCTTCAAGATTATATGGACTATATATTCGCAATCAGAATGACGAATATCGGATTAGACCCAAAGAAAATTGGGTTAACTAATGGAAATTATAACCCGTGTCAATGGGTAGATAATTACCTAGACTCCTCCAACGTAAAGTCGGCTCCGCAGGAGATTGAGTCAGTAAATTACGTAGCCGCCATCGATAGTAGTAAAGATGAAGAATTTAGTTTAGACGAATTATGAATAGAGCCGAAAAAGAGACTCTATGCTTGTTTATAGCGTGGTTCACAATTTGGACTCATTGGTTTATTGGACTGATGGGTCTATATTAAAGGTAGCATATGATTGAAAGATATGATAATGGATTTGCAGACTTAACCAATACTAATATGAGTTATCCTTGCGAGTATTGCCAGCAGGGATATAAAAGAATAACCTCCTTGAGACAAATAGCTTTAGAGTATTTCATATGTCATAAATGTATTAAATATTACAAATTGACATATGAAGTGGTCAAAAGTCTCCAGTACGTGGAAACCAGAGAAGAATGGAAGAACGCGGCCTGGTGCGAGAGTAAATTGTTTTTTCCTTATCCACTGGGATTTGATGATCCTGAACAAGATATTAATACTGATTATGACCGATGATAAATAATCCTTATGTTCAAACGATAGCGGGTTTAGTAATATTTTATGTTGGCTTGAAAATGTTTTCAGGAGGAATGAAGTCCTTAGGAAATTTAGAACATCTCTCATATTTTTTAGGAAACCCTTACTATATGTTTCTTGGAGGAATAATATGTACCCTCCTTTGGCAATCTTCCTCACTTTCTACAACTGCAATCATCGGACTCGTTGCTTCAGGCGCATTACCACTTCCGTCTGCGATTGCCGCTGTTTTGGGTGCGAATATCGGAACGACAGGCACAATTTGGATTGCCGGCATAATGGTATCGGACGGAATGCCGACCGGAATAACTAAACAAATCGCCTTAATTCATACAGGCGTAAACGCATTGATGGCTGTGGCTCTCCTTCCTTTCATCCAACCAATCGCACGATTTATTTCTAAATTTTAACTTGACAATATCCTTTAATTAGCGTATAATACATACTGTATTGTTAATTGAAAGGAGTAATATTATGAAAAAAATATTGTTGGGTATTCTAGCTACCACAATGGCTAGCACGATTCTTGCAGGATCAGCACACGTTTCTGGAAGTAAGGCACATTATGTAACTTATGCTAATGTTGTGGATATTGAGCCGGTTTATCGAACCACCAAAGTTAAACGATATGGAGATTGTAGAGAAATCCATACCAATGGTGGATTAGAAACTATATGTGACAAAGTGGAGTGGGTATCCAAAAACGAACACGTTAAGTGGTATAGAGTAACATATGAACTCCACGGAGAAACTTTTACTTTACGTGAGATGCACCGTCCACTTGGAAATAAGAAAAGAATGACGGTATCAGTAACTCCTTATCGATAGAGAATGATTGAAGATAGAAAGACTGGAGCTGGCTCCAGTATGGCATCGAAAATAAGATACAAGACTCCAGAGAACTTTTTCCCTGTGGTCGTTGACAATTTCTTTAGTGATCCTGAGGAGATGGTCAAGCTGGGAAGAAAATTACAAAAAATGGTAATCGGGCGACAACCTGGGACCAGATCAAAACAACTCTGGGAAATAGATGATAAATTATATAATACGATA